GCCACTTTTGAGATTGCAAAATAGCACGCTAATTTACATGAAAGACGTGTTAACGAATCCTATGACTTGGATTTTGGGATTCTATTTTGCAACTGGTTTTGTTGGTAAGATCAAAAAAGAAACCCGCTAGTTAAGCGGGTTTTTAATTTAATGCTTGTAAATTATGATACTAGTAAAGTTAACAAGCATGTTTCCTGCGGTGTCATTGTAAATTGTAATATTGTTGCCGTTCCACTCAATTCTAATGTCACTATCAGCGAGCTCATAAGATTGCGCGTAAGTTGCCCCAACTTTAGTTAATCTTGATTTGCACCAATGTTTTGTACCACCAACATCGCAACGTAAATCAACTAAAATATCCTCATAATCTGAGTCGCTTGTATAAATATCAGTCTGCGTTGAGTTAGCAAGTGTACCTGTTAATTTCACCTCTCTTGATAGCTTACTCTCACTGTAAGCCGTTTCTTGAGAGCTAAATTGTAAACCGTACAATTCACAAGTGCCAGCAGCACAAAAAATTGCAATAGTGTGCCATCCCTTACTTGCTAAATGTATGCCTCGCCTTAAGTCGCCTCTTGATCCAAACTCCTGAACAGATGCGCTACCTTCCAGTGTAAAAGCAGAAGCTGGTCTTGATTCTATTCCGTAGTCTTCGACTTTCTGCATTGTCGGATAGTCCAGCGTGTATTCTGGTTGTTCAGCACCAAAGTTTAATGTTACAGTTGTGACCCCGCCATCAGATAATTTGCCGCATGGATAAACAATCAAATCATCATTAGCGGCATAAAAACTAAAGTAGACAGTTTGCCCCGCTGTTAAGTTAATACTTTGAGCTTCTGATTGGCTTAGGAAAAACGGTGCATAACTGCTAGAGCTTGTTGACATTAATGCTGTTGGACTATTAACACTGTCTTGAGCATAGTTCGCAAGCATTTTACTACCCGAATAAACAGGGTATTTACAGTTAAATTCAGCGCCTTTACCACTGAAAACCGCTGTTAACCTCCCCGCTAAAACGTTTACACCGTACGGATCTAAATGAACACCATCATGCGTTAAACCTGCCTGTTCAACACCTGGACTAACAACTCGCGCATAAATCGGATAACCATAAAAGATATCTTTGATTGTCTCGATCACAGGTATGCCGTATTTGCTGCCAATGCTTCTGATTGCGTCATTGTACGCCTCAGTTAAAACGTTACCGCTGTTTACTGTACCATCAAAACCAACGTTAGAAGCTTGTGATTCGCAAGACATTAGCATTAACGCTGTTCCTCGCATGACTTCGCGGGTTAAAAACACCTCTAACGCCTTTGTGAAGTCGGCAAGTTTATATCCTAGCGTGTTAAAAACTCCATCTTCGTCAATGTGGTTGTTTGTTGCATATGCACAGTCGTTGATGCCAATCATAACTACGCCTATGTCAGCGTTCGGTGGCGTAATGTGTCTTTTAACAAGCTGGTACGCACTATCACCACTGTAGCCACGGTTCTCTACAGTTAGATTCACATCGCCGTATACATCACGCAAGTACGCCTGTAACTGTGTCGGATATGGCGTTATCAATTGCCAGTTTTGATATGTCGAACCATCCCCGAAGTTTGTTGGATCTCCGATTCTGTCAACTGAATCAGCTTTACCGACTGTACCTTGTCCAAAGGTGATAGAGTCACCATAGCAAACAACTTTTGCGGACTTTTTAAGTCTTAACTTTGCCATTGCATTTGCGTAAAGTTTAGGCCATTGTGTTTTTACATAATCTACAGCGGTTACATGGTCTAACACTGCATAGTAACCATTTGATAAATTTAAGAATGTAAAGCCATCATCAAGTGCTACGGCAGATGGTGCAAAACCATCAATCAGCTCAGGATTATCTGTTATAGTATAAATCGAATTAATTTGCTCACAATAAACTCGTAATCCTTGCGTATCTAATCCACTGCCCCTGACGTCTGAAACTAAAGAAAATTTACGATGATAAATGTCATCATGAGCACCAACAGCGCTCCTGTTGATCAAGTTGTTATGATCGGCAAAAGTAACCTGTGTATAAACTGGCGCGCTTGGCGTTGTTGCAGCAGTAACGACAAATGGTAACGCACTAACGTCAGTATAAACCCAATAATTCCCACTACCGTCAACACCTACATCATTTGGTAGCTCGTAAGTAAAGCCAGCAGCAAAAGAGCCCTGCACTCTAAAACCACGCGAAGATGATAAATCTAAAATAATTTGGTTTACAGTTTCGTCAATTCGACTGTTGAAGTAATCAGCGCCGACAACAGTAATCGGTGTAACTTGACTTTGATACTCTGTGTTGTAATCGCCAGCTTCAATAAAAAATGTAAACTGACCTTTTGAATTTGTTACGTTAGATAGGCCATCCTGCGCGATTTGCGAAGTGCCAGCTAAATCTCTGTAAATACTTGCTAGCGTTCCGTTGGTTTGCTTAATGTAAACGGGTTGATTGTTTACATAGTTTTTGCCATTATTACCCGCATCAGTTAGCGCGCCTATGGTTATAGTAAATGATTGTAATGCCATATTTTAGTCTCTCTTTCCGCGTATCGTTGCGTCATTGTCACCGATAATTGTAACACTATTTCCGTTTGAGCGTATTGCGTAACCTGCTTGACCAGCTTCGCCGCTTTGTAAATTTGAATCAGAGTCTTCACCCCACGCGCCAGCACTCAAACCAGCTAAAGAGCCTGGGCTTGAGCGTGAGCCGCTAACACCATCTCCACCAGCATCTTCATCAGTCTCACCCTCAACTATTGCAGAACCACCGCTGCCACCGCTGCCGCCGACATAGCCTTGACCACCACTACCTCCATTGCCTCCACTCAAGAAAAACGGATCAACAGAGCTATCAGCTATTGAGTCGGTTGATGGTGCACCACCACCACCAGAGTAAACAACACCCTGCGTTGCATCTATTATGGTCGGCACTGTAATGTTTATTGCGTCGCCACCATTTAAGCCATTTAACCCGCTCGCTGCAACCCTTCTTGGATTGTCGTTAGGGTTTGGCGCTCTAGCAGTTGGCCCTGCTGCACCATTACCGCCAGCTCCAAGGATTTGGCCGCGATGAATTATTTTAAATGTTACACCAGCGTTTTGCGCACCAGTATCAAAAGCAAAGTCTTCCGATGATGTTGCACCAATAGTTACATTTGAAGCGATAAATACTGTATACTCACCAGCGTCAATAGGTGCAAACTCATCGCTTAATACGTAATTCTCTTTGTTTTCAAATATTACAAAATCAAAGTCTTGTTCATTTATAACGTCTTGATATGTAATGGCTTTAATTTGTATTTGCTTATTTTTCATATCGTCTTTAATGCTGAGAATCTGCAAGTTTTGAGACATTGGTTGACCGTCATCATCTATAGACAACTCTGTCTTAACGTTTATTATCTCGCCTTCCTCAATCTTGCCGCCTGATACATTACCGTAATTTTCATAATCAAGAGTGAATGTATATTCCTGTGGTGGCTTGGTGTTTACGTTTGCAATGCGCGACACGCCGCCGACCGCAATACTTACATCGGTATCGCTAGACGTTAAGAATTTAGAGTAAAACGTTTTATCTTCCTGTGGCTCAAGAGTGCCGACTGACTCAGTTTGCAAATTTATTGATTGAAATAGTATCGAGCTGTTTTCATCATTAACTTTTTTGCTTGCGTCAAATGGTGCAAAACCGATTGAAGCGCGAGTAATTTGATCTTGGTACTTGTTATCAATGCGCACACTGTCGCGCTTAATGTCGGTATCTGTAATCGTTATTGGCTGTTGTTCAAAATCACCAACCGCTTTAATGCGTATCTTTTTAGCAAGCTCATCAAAGTATAAACTAATGTTATTTTCAGCCCATGACCTAATAAGTGTGTTTATGAATGACTTAATGCTTTCTGGTTTTGGCACGTAAACAGTGCCGCTGTTATTTGGTACGGTAGCAGTTACAGCAGTGTAATCATCATAAAAGCGGCTTTCTATCATCGTGCGAGTTTGCAAAATGTTAACGATTTCAGTTATCGGGTTAAAGTCAGTTAATACTAGGCACTTTTGCACAGAAGCATTTATTTTGTGATCTTTTTGAGTGCTACCACCAACACCACGATTAACAATATCTAAAACACCTGTGGCGCTATTGTTTACAGTGTAATCGATTAGCTCGCTGTCAATTAACACCGTCCCGCTTTCAGTGTCTGCGCCGTACTCACCATCGACAAAGTTTTTAAGTGTTATTTGCGTTGATGCGTTATCAATATCAGCCAGCAATACACCAGCGCTAACATCGTGAGTCTTTGCCTTTGCTTCCTCAGTAAAGATAAGAGGGTCAACACCGCGAATAGTAACAACATCATCGTTGCTGATATTGAAGTCATCAATTATATACTCGCGCGATATACACTCACTCGGGTCGAATGTATTACCAAAAGTAAAGCCAGAATAAACTATCATTTTGCGATTTCGCAGATAGCCACCTGTCCGAGCGTGCAATTTACGCAAGTAAGTTGAGCGGCTATTTCTAACGCTAGGGTATGGCACAGAATAAACGTCATCATCGGTATTGTCGCTAATCGTTACACTAACGCTCGCGTTTTTGGCAATCTCTTTACCGGGCTTTAAAAGTGTCGGGCTGTGGCTGATTGAGCGCAATCCGTTGTAATAAATTTCACCAGCCACTAGTTGAGTATCGGTTATTAAAAACTCTCTAGTAACGCTCGGGTCAAAACTGTCATCGGTTGAGCATCCTTTGCCATCTGGGCGCCTAGGATAGCCGCGACATGAGCCGTCAGCCTCGCCACCGTGCAGCACTCTTAGCGCTTGGCCGTTTGTTATCGCTTCCGCAGTTGTGCCTAGTTGCGCCCTAGCTGTGATATTTACAGTTGTAGTGTTAACTACTGAGCATTTAGCTAGCTCATTGCCAATTTTTATATATTCGTTAGACTGCGCTGTAAATATAGTTAAATCGCCACCTGATACAGCTATGTTGCCAGTGTAGCTATCTGAGTAATCACCACCGGAAACAACCTCGCCAGCCGCCAGAGCTTCTGGCGTTGAGTACTTGCAAGCGTTTGGATATATAGCAACAGCTTGAATTACTTTTGTGCCGTGTAGGCTTTTGTTGTTATCGAATGACATTAGTTATACCCCACCATTTCAAAGCTAAAAGTAGCAGTGTTTGGGCTTGTGTAACTTGGCGCCCTCAAATTATTGGGGTTTGCGTGCTGCCCGAAGATATTTTGATCTGCTTCACTGTCCCACTTCATAAAAAACGGCTTACCGTCTTTTATGTGGTGCATATAGTCAATGTAATTTACGTTAATATCATCAAATGCAATAAAGTCAAAATCACCGCTTTGTGCATAACCAATTTGCTTGCGTCTTGAGATTATGAATTGACCTGTGTTTGATTGAAAATTAACAACCTCGTCAATGTTGTTAGAGTTTGCAGGAGTGAAGCCAACGTTAGGCATTCTGTCAAATTCCCATGATTTACCCATGTAGATAGTGCCAATATACAATTTTGAGTCAAAGTTAAGTGTAAGGCGTTGCTTGCGACTTGATACTGTGTCGAACTTCTCGCAGATAGTGCGCAAGTCTCCAATTGGTGTAAATGTTGCGACCACTTCCCAAACACCATTTATTTGCACTTCAAGTGAGCCTACTAAGTTAGCTGTGCGCCCGTTATGAATAGCAATACCGATATAATCAAGGTCAATGTTAGCGGTTTGAGTAAACTCAATAACGACTGAGCCGCTGGTTATAGATGGGCTATATTGCGTATTGTCTCGATAGTCTAAGCAGTTTGAAAATGGATAGTTTGAATCCTCTTGTTGACCGCTTACTGTTGAAGCTAGGATTGAGTTTCTAAAACCTATAATACTCTTGCAGATGCCTCCAGCGCCATTAATTCCGCCATCTTCACTGCCAAGTACAAAAACATTATTGCTCATTGGTACTAACTCAGCACTTTGTGCAGAGTCAGTAACTATTAGGTTGTTAAATAAGTTATCAGCCATTTATTAATCCTGTGCGTTGCGCTTGAGTCTGCCCGCTGTTACTAGCTAGTATAACATCATCATCGCTTTGCAGTAATTCGGTTAATTGCTGCTTTGTTAAATAGCCACCACTCTCAAAGCCTCTTAAGTCAATAACCCTTCTTTGAGATTGACTTTCACTAGCCTGCGCTGAGCTTCTAGAAAATGCCGCGCTAGTTGATGGGGCGTTAATGCTTGGCGTTGTTGTGCTACCAGAGCTTGTGCCTTTTATAGTGCTAACTAGTGCCGCACCCTGAGCCGCTACCTGTGCCGCGAATCCTAAGTTAGCGGGGTATGGGTTGTTTAATGCTTTAGCCACGCCAGCAGTTATATTGATTATAGACTCTGCGATGGCAAATTTCTTTTGTGTCTTTTCAGATTGACTACCGAATGCGCTAATTAATGATAGGGCTGAATTAGCAAAGCCAGAATAGGCGCTTATTCGAGCGTTTAGAGTTGCCTGATCTAATTGCTGTCTTCTTGCGTTACCTTCTTCTGTTATTTGCGTCAAGGTATTTTCAAACTCTTGCGCCGCCAAAACTGCCTGCTCTCTTAGTAGCGCATCAGCTTCGCTTTTTTGTTGATCGGTCAGTGATTTATTTTCAGCAATAGATAACTGCCTATCTGATATTGCTTGTAAGCGCTGCACAAAAGCTTCTTGCTCTGTTTGCTTTTGCAGCTCTATATCCATTAATAGTTGAGCTTGTGCGCGTTCAAAATCAGACTTTTGCAGGTCGTTAGCGTCTTGGTAGTATTTCTGGTAAATGCCTTGTCTAGCTAGCAATGAGTTTTGAATTAACTGGTTTTCTCTTGTTAATTGTTCGGTTAGCGCGTTGCCAGAGTCAAAGCTAACAGATGGATTTGATTCTTTTTCTTGATCAAAAAATGAATCTAAGTCCCTACCTAGTGCTGCACCCGCCGCCTGATTTGGATTTACAAACGCGCCTTTTGTGACTTGGCTTTTTGTTGATTCACCACCTATTGAGTTTTGGATTTTTAAAAACGCCTCTCTAGAGTTATCAGCTATACGCTGCAATCTTCTAGCTTCCTCCTCCATGACTCTAATTCTATTTTGCGTTTTTGTTATCTGAAAAAGCGTAAGTTCGTCAGCAGCGTTATACTCTTCACCCCTTAGCTTTGCCGCCTTTGCTGTGTTGGCTTGCTCAAGCTTAAGTCTCTCTGCGTCAATCTTGGCTTGTTGTGCGAGTAGCTTATCTTGGTTTCTTACATTGACTTCTGCCGCAGTTCGCAAGGCAATTGCTTGCTCTTTTTCTGCTCTTGTTTCTAGTCGCTCATTTAGCTTTCTAGTGCTTTCTGCGTACCTGTCATTTGCTGTGATTTGATCATTTGTGGCCGTTAGCATTCTTTGCATAACTTCCAAGCCAAGAAATATCGCGCCGAACGGTAGCGCAGCCTTTAACGCCCTAAGAGAGTAAGTTAGTGCCGTTGTTGCTGCCGCCGATACTCTACTAACACCAGCCATAGAAGCCAAGGCTGAGTTGTATCTAATGACTTGCGCTTGATTTGCTATAAATGCAGCGGAGTTAGCAATTAGCGCCTTGGTCATATTTAAAATATAAGCAGTAGCACCGATTTGGATAAATACACCGATAACTTTAACGACTTCATCTATGTTTTCTGACAGTCCACGCAGTACGCCGTAAAGATTCTCAGATGCGCCAAGCGTCTCATCTAGCTTGCCTACATAAACGGTTAAGGCTGTGTTTACTTCTGTGAATCCGCTTGATACGTCTTTTGTAAACGTTAAAGACTTTTCATCTATGTTTTCTATCGCCTGAACAACTCCATCAGCGGTTAGTTTTCCTTCTGAGCCTAGCTTTTTAAGCTCGCCAGTTGTAACTCCAAACTCTTTAGATAAAGCCCTTGTGATTGGTATTGATGCCTCTAGAATAGCTCTTAGTTCATCGCCTTGTAACGCTCCAGAACCTAAACCTTGTGCAAACTGAACCATTACACTAGAGGTTTCAGCAGCGGTAGCGCCGCCAGCTTTTAATGCCAAGGTTAGCTTTTCAGTTACATCAATTACACGCTCCTGTGAAACGCCAATTTCAGCAGTGGCTTGAGCTATCCTTGAGTAAGCCTCAGCAACACCACCAAGATCAACACCTGCTCTTTGCGCTATGCGTATAATCTCACCTTGAGCAAGACTGAACTCTTTTGATGTTGCGGTTGCAGACCTGAGCCTATTATTAACATTAATCCATGCGTCGGCGTATTGAATAACTTTTGCAGTCGCCAAAGATGTGATAACAGCATTTGCAACGGAAGAAAGTTGCATCATTGAGCTTGACGCCTTATCAGCACTCGCACCAACTGATTGAACAGCTTTATTAGTCTTTCCAGCTTCCGCCCTTGCACCGCTGCCATCTAGGCGTATTCGGATAATTCTTTCATCAGCCATATTTTTTGGCCTCCTGTTTCTGCTTTTCGTAAAACGCTTTTAAGTGCGCTTCGTCAATTTCAAAAATAATCTTTTCAAAGTAATCATGTTCGAATCCATGCGAGCCATTATTTTTTATATAGTCAATTATTTGACTCTGCTTAATATGTTGAGGACTTGCCATTTGACCCACCCGCTCGCGCTCTCTATCCAGCCTGTAAAAAGCACCTAATAATTCCTGCGTCTTTTCCGTGAGATTCGGCTTTTGTTTTTGTAGTTGCTCAAGCATCTTTTTTAAGTGTGGCGACAAATGTTTAACAGGTGTCCGCAGTAAAGTATCTAAAGTCGCCTGATTACCACTTGAATCCCACGCTAGCGCTTTTTTAGTTCTTCTATAGCCTCTACTGCCTCATCAGCTAGATACGCGTAGGCATCGCTAGCACCGTTAATTAATGTCGGTACTAAAAAGTTTCTATGTGACTCATCAAGGAATATTTTGCGGCAAGTTTCTCGGGTGAATTTTAATTCTTTCCCGTTTTCATCTTCTAAATATCCCCAGCCAGTAACACCATAATTACCAAGCCAATGCGCAAATAATAAATTGTGGTCAACGTGCCTCGGTGGGTTAAATCCGTAAACGGCTTTGCGTACCTCTTCCATTTGAATTTGCTGTTGATGCGTACCAACTCGCAGTACATTGAAAAACAAATCCGCGTTATCGGGAAAAGGGTAAATAGGCGCGCCGTTTTTTAATTTATCATGGCACTCTTTAAAGCATGATATTGATGCACTTACTTGCTCGTTTAAT